GACGTCATCTCGGCATCTGCATCCGATCGCAGGTTGAGCCGCAGGGTCTTGGCGATCACCTTGTCCGTGCGATCCGTCTGGTAGTACGGCTCCACCGCGTCTCCGACACCAAGGATAGCCGATACGCTAGCCACGCCAGCCATGTACCAGTTGGCGTTGATGACGTACACCGGCGCCCACTTGCCGAGGCCAGCAATGTTGGTCGTGTCGGCGGTAGTGTCGTTCCGCATGTCGCCGGTCGTGAAGCCGTGGTTGGTGATGTTCTCGAGCCGATAAAACCGGTCGGCCGTGCCGTACCAGTCCTGGAATATCCAGTCCCTCATCCGCCATTCGACCCA